TCACCCGCCAGCCGCGCGGCGGCGGCCAGGGCAGTTTCGGCCAGCAGCCCGCGCAGCCGGCGGCGTTCGGTTCGGGGAACGTCCCCGCCGCGACGCAGGACCCGTGGGGGACCGGGGGCGCCCAGCCCGGCGAGCCCCCCTTCTAATGACCCGGTGGCTGGCCCCGATTGCTGGGCCGGGGCTAGCCACCACACCGGCCCATGAGAATCCCGCTCAACCCTAGGAGAACCCATGAAACCCGCACCCACCTTCGGTCAGCGCCTCGGACAGGCCGTCGGCCTCATCCTCGCCCTCACCGCAGCCTTCGCCGTCATCAGCGTCATCCTGTGGATCATCACCGCCACCTGGCGCGCAATCATCGGAGGCTGAGAAATGGCGGTATACAACCCCGACGAGCACCGAATCCGGTGCGGAGACCACTACCTCCAACCAGAAGTGACAGTCGAATTCTACGGGGTCGGAAACAGTGAGCGACCGCACCACGTCACCCGAGTCCACTGGGAGCAAATAGCCGTCATCCGCTGTAAAAAGTGCGGCCACGAAACCGACACAGGCGACGTCACAATCCGAACCCAATAACCCCAGGAGTAACCATGACCAACTGGCCCACAGCCCCCATCGTTCGAGTCGTCCGCGGGAGGGAGTACGACGAGCCGGTCCGCGGCGACCTGGCTGCCCGAAACGGAGGTGACGAGTACCTCCTGGTGACAGGCCCCCGCGCAGGGAGCTCAATTCTCCGCAAAGCCCCGTCCGATGACATCGGCGAGTGGGAGGAGGTCACGGCCGTCCCCACCGCCGCGCTCAAGCACCTACGGCATGTGTTCCTTGGCGTTGAGTTGCCACTCACGCAGTTCGCCGCCATCCAGCAGGTCGTCTCCCACCTGCCCGCCGACAAGCCCAGCGCCCTCGACCAGGCCGCCACGGACGCCAAGAACACCGGCGCGAGGGGAATCCTGGAAGACTTCCCCCTCAATGACCGTATCGCCCTGCTGCTCGCCGCCGTCAACCGGGTCCACGTAGGCGAAGACAGGCGATATCGGCTGGCCTGGTTAGTGCGCCTCGCCTACACCTGGGCAGACCTCGAAGACCCCAGCAAAGACGCACTCCAGAGCATCTGCAACCGTGCCGGTACGGAGGTAGGCAGGTGTGGTGGGGACCTAGCCACCCTGGCCCGCCAGGCAGGCGACGTAGCCGCCCGTGCGTCCGAGAAGCGCTCGCCGCGCCCAGCCTTGATCGCCATCGGGGCGCGCGCCCTCGCGTGGGCCGCCGAGATCATCGAGGAGGAGGACCGGGGTGACGACTGAGACCCGTTCCTGCCCGGTGACGGGGGAGCCGCTGCGGGCTGATAGGTTCGTGAGCGTGACGGCCTGCCGGCGGCTCGCAGGGGCCGCCCAGGGCATCGCGGCGCTCATGGGCGCCCTCGACGTCGCCAAGGCCGGGCTGCGGCGCGGCCAAGGCGGCGGGGCTAGCGTCACCCCGTGCAGCCGCCCCCCGGTGCGGCTCGGCATCATCCAGGCCGCGAGCGCCCACGAGAGGACCCTCCTCAAGTGGGGGAAGTGGGCGGCACACGACCTCCTCGGGATCGGCACCCCGCAGACGTGGACAGAGGTCTCATGGGCGCTCAGGGGCGCGTCCGCGCACCCCGGCCGCCCCGAGCTAGCCACCCTCATCCCCGAGGTCCTGGCCGCCATCCGGGCCATCACCGCGCTCGTAGACGTCCCCGAGGATGCCCGGTTCTACGGCAGGTGCCTCACCGACCTGGGGGACCGGGGAGTGTGCGACCAGCCCATCTACGCCGCACCAGGGTCCTCGTGGGCCAGGTGCCCGGCCTGCGACACCCAGTGGGAGTTGCAGCCCCTCCTAGCGAGCCACCTGGAGGCGGCCGCCGACTGGCTAGTCACCCCCGACGAAGGCGCCCGACTGTTGACCCAGGCGGGCTACCCCACCAGGCCCGGCACGATCCGACTCTGGAAACACCGCGGCCACCTCACCGACCACGACGGCCGATACCACGTCGGCGACCTACTCGCCGCCGCAGCAAGACGAAAGGACAAAGCCGCATGACGCCAGAGATGATCCAGACGGCGATCACCACCGTCGCCGAGGAAGCCGTCAAGGCGTCCATGAAGGGAAGCCTCGCCGCCGCCATGATGGGACACGCCGCCGCCATCGGCGGCCTCGCAGCCGGCCTACCAACCGCCGACGCCACCGAGGCCATAGACCAGGTGATCGACATGCTCACCGAAGCCCGAGACGCCATCGGAGACATGAAATGAGCGACGTCGAGCCTGAGGAAGAGGTGAAAGGCAACCTAGAAGAGGCGCTAGAAACACTCGACTATGCCCTCAGGAAGGCCATATGGGGGACTCTCGCGATTGTCCTACGCCTGCCCTACCTTGACCCAGACCAGGACCGCCGAACATGACGAAGGCGCCCCACCATCCAGGTGGGGCGCCTCCCGTGTTCTCCTAGCGCTTGCGCGTCCAGTCTCCCAGCCACTTGTCCAACGTCTGCCGAGTCACCCCAGCAGCCAGCGCCACCGGACGCTTGCCCTTCCCGCCCCGAACCGCAGCCACCGCCGCAGCCCGACGCCGATCCTCAACCTCAGCCAGAACCTCCTGCACCTCCTCAACCTCACAACGCAGGCGATCCAACTCCATCAAGCTCGGGACATCCTCAGCGCTCATGAGTTCCTCCCAGAGCCCATCAGCGCCTTGCACTTCCAGGCGTCGCAGATTCCCACCATGGTGAAGGCGTTCCCCTTCATGAACGCTTCATAGGCGCTCACCTCACGCTCCGCATAGTCCATCGAATCCACGTGAGCCAACAGCAGCCACGACCCCAGCACGTCGCCCGGTTTCTCATCTGCCAGGTGCGCGGACAGCGCCTCCTCCAACGCGCGCTCAGTCTCAGCGCTCATCGCTACTCCTTCCAGGTCAGGCCCGGCCCCCGAGGTGAGGGCCGGGCAGGTGGGTGGTCAGTCGTCCAGGGCGTCCAGGATCATCCTGCGGTAGGCGTCGATAGCCTTCGTCACCGCCGGGTCAGGGGTGCGCTCCGACGGGCCGTGCTCGCCGGCGTAGATCTCTTCGGGCCACTCCTCGCGCGGCACGTAGACCTCCAGGTCAGGCCAGCAAGCAGGGTCCTCCGTCGTCGAGTAGTAGCCGCCAGGGTGGCGCACCATGAACGACGCCTGCACGTCGTCGTCGATGGAGTCGAGGAAGAAGGTGATGTGAGCACCGTCCGGGGCGTCAGTAGCGAGGACAGCGCCGGGGGTGTCGTAGTACTTGGCGGGGTGCCAGTTGTAGCGTGCCATGGGGAGTTCCTTTCCGGGGGTGCCCGCCCCAGCACGGGGCGGGTGATGGGGGTTGGGGCTAGTTGCTGTTGTGGTGGGCGAAGGCGGCGGCCAGGTTGCCGGCGGCGACGCAGAAGCTCGCGCCCCAGATCACCCAGGGCACCAGCGCAGTGGTCGTTGCGGCGACGACGCCACCCAGGGCCAGGACGACGGCGACAGCCAGCGAGGCGATCACGACGCGGCGGCGGCCGGTCTCAGTCATGGTGTTCCTTCCCGAGAGGATGTACCCTGACCAGGAGGGCGGGGATTGAAGATGATTGGGACATTTTCAACCCCCGCCGTCTCTCACTTCCGGTGCTTGCCGTTACCGTCCGGCGGCCAGGTGAGCCGCAGTGCGATCAGCGAGACCAGCAGTCCCAGCACCGACGCTACCGTGCCGATGATGGTGAGAACCTGGTTCACGGTTCCTCCTCTCTATGCAGTTGGTGTATCGGGTTCGTTCCCGATGGCTTAAGTGTATGTCGCCATACACAATGAAAGCAAGCCCAGGGGGTGCGCACAAACAGTGGGGTAGGCCACAACAAAGAGGGGGGCTGCAACAAACACCCCACCCCCACGCAAAACAGGGGCACCCCCATCAAACAAGGGGGCGGGGATATCAACACAGGGGGAGGGGGTATCGACAATAGGGGCACCCCACAACAGACAGCCCATACCCTGTGACCAAACCGCAACACGCCCAGACGTGCCACCACTTGCGGGTCGCCACTGAAACGCGCATCATACGAACATAGGCAAAGTGTCAGAGCCCAGCCGTCCACGAGACTGCTGGGCTCCGCTGTTGCCACCCTTCTGGGGAGAAGGGAATGGGGAGAAGCGACGCGGGCCGCACGTGCACAGCAGCGCGACGCGGCCCGCGTGCGCACACGCGCGAGGAGGACCGATGACCACCTCACGCACAGGAACCACACGCTGGCTCCACAACGCCGCAACAGCCAAACGCAGCGCGCGAGCCGCAGGACTAGAGCACTGTCCACTCTGTCACGTCCGCCTCACCTGGGACGCTGGCCTACTGCCTAGTAGCCCTGAGGCCGACCACATCGTGCCTCACAGTCGAGGCGGAAACGACTCATTAGAGAATATCCAAATCATCTGCCGCAAATGCAACCAGAAAAAAGGAAACGGCAGAAAGCCGCGGCCACCGAAACGCAAACACAATCAGCCAACCAGAATCCAACAGACAACCGACACAGAAACCTGGTAGAGTAGCCGCCAGAAACGCCGGGACAGGGGGGAATACCCTCCCGTCCCCCGCTCTCGCACCCCCGTGGGTATAGCGGCATCTCTCCCCGCTGTTTTTTCCCAAGGGGGGTGCTTATGGGTGCCGCACGAAAGCTCCGCGCCGTGAGGGACGACGAGACGGCCCCTCAGGCCCCTGTGAGCGTCCTGGACGCGACGGAGCACGGGGACAGTAGGGATGTGATGGTGACGCTTCGCCGTCGCCTTGCTGCGTCTATCGATAGCCCCGCGACCCCGGCCCGCGACCTGGCTGCTCTATCCCGCCGCCTCCTGGAGGTGGACAAGACTATCCGGGAGATCGACCTGGCTCGCGAGGAGCGTGAGCGGCAGACGGCGACTGAGGCGACGGAGGATGAGGATGGGCTCGGCGACATCTGAGCCCCGCCTGTCCGACATCGCGAAGCACCTCATCCTGCCCGAAGGCATCACGTCCACGGGCTGGCCTGCCGTCAGGGATCGCGCGAAGCGCTTCGGCCTGAGCTTCGACCGTTGGCAGGATGGGTTGGGGCGTGCGATCCTGGCGAAGCGTAAGAGCGGCCTGTATGCGGCCAGCATCGACGGCGTGCAGGTCTCAATCTGCCGGCAGGCTGGCAAGACTTTTACCTTCGGGGCGATGATCTTCGCACTGTGCACCCTGAACGAGGGCCTGTTTGTCCTCTGGACGGCGCACAGGACGCGCACTGCCGACGAGACGTTCGCTTCGATGCAGGGCCTCGCCCTGAAGCCGGAGATCACCCCGTACATTGACGGCAGGCCGAGGCAGGCGAACGGCCAGCAGCAGATCAAGTTCACCAACGGCTCCCGCATCCTCTTCGGCGCTCGCGAAGGCGGCTTCGGCAGAGGTTTCGCTGGCGTCGACATCATCGTGTTCGATGAGGCACAGATTCTCGGCCAGCGCGCCCTGGATGACATGGTGCCTGCGGTCAACACTGCCCCGAACCCGTTGATCTTGCGTCTAGGTACGCCGCCTAGGCCGACTGACCCGTCTGAGGCGTTCAGTGGCTTCCGTAAGGCGGCGCTGGCTGGCGAACTGGCCGATGGCCTGTACGTCGAGGTCGGCGCGGATGATGACGCCGACCCGGACGACAGGAAGCAGTGGCGCAAGGCCAACCCGAGCTTCCCGCACCGGACGCCGGAGTCGGCGATCCTGCGGATGAAGCGGCAACTGGGTCCTGAGTCGTTCCGGCGTGAGGGCCTGGGTATCTGGGATCCGGAGGTCGCGTCTCAGGCGATTGGCCGTGAGGCGTGGAACGCGCTGACGGTGGATGACGCCCCGTCTGGGCTGCGCTGGTGCGCTGCCGTGAGGTTCTCGGTGGATGGCTCCACGGTTGCCCTGGCTCGCGCCGGCCGGAAGCCTGAGCGCAAGTCCGAGGCGGTCTTCGGCCAGTTGTGTACCTCGCAGGGGGTGCGGAACATGGGTGAGGGCGTGCACTGGATCCTGGACTACCTCACTGAGCACCGGGATCGGTGGGCGCAGATCGTCGTCGATGGCAAGTCCGGGGCGGGGGACCTGGTTGACCGCCTCCGCGCCGCGGGGTTCAGTCCGAAGGTGATTTGGACGCCGACGACGGATCAGGTCATCGCCGCTCACGCGATGATGGACGCCGCGATCCGAGACCGTACCCTGTCGCACCCGGACGACGCCGAGCTAGAGGCCGAGGCCGCCGTCATCAGCCGCAGGAAGATCGGCACAGCCGGTGGTTTCGGCTGGACCGCCCCGGAGGGGATGACGTCGGCCGGCATGGACGCACTGACGATGGCCCACTGGGCTACGAAGACAACCAAGAGACGGCCGCGAGAACTGGCTGGTAGCCGCGTAGGGGTGGTGATGTGATGGACTTCCGGGCCTACTACGCCCCTGTCCCTACCGATGTCCGTGGGCTGGCCGAGGACGATGCCGCCCTCATGATGCGGCTCATCAAGCAGTGGCAGGCCAAGCGGGCCAGGAATGCGCTGCGCCGCCAGTACCGGGACATGCAGGTGAATGTCGCGTTCTTGGGCGCCTCGGTGCCTCCCTACATGCGGGATCAACTGGACATCGTCTGTGGCTGGCCGGACAAGGCGGTCACGTCGCTGGCGTCGCGCTGCATGTGGGATGGGGTCACGTCGCCGTCGGGCGAGGAGGACCCCCTAGGGGCCATGTCGCTGCTGCACGAGAACCGCTTTGACCTGCTGGTGCCCGAGCTTGTGGACGCCACCTTGACCTACTGCTGCTCGTTCGTGGTGGCCCTGCCGGGTGACCCAGCTGCGGGGGATCCTGACGTGGTTGTGACGGGCGCTGACGCTCTTTGGGCGACGGGCCTGTGGGACGTGCGCCGTAGGGGCCTGGAGGCTGGCCTGCTGGTGGACTCCGCCGACGACAACGGCAAGCCCACCTCAGTGCTACTGCTGACGTCCGAGCATGTGACTCGCCTGGCCCTGGGGGACCGGGGTTGGGTGGCCGTCGCAAGGATGGATCACTCCCTGGGGCGGGTCCCGATGGAGACGCTGCCGTACCGGCCGGCGCTCGGCCGGCCGTTTGGGCGGTCGCGTATCAGCCGTGAGGTCATGTCGATCACGGACCGCGTGGTGCGGGCTGGCTTCCGCACGGAGGTCAGTAGCGACCTGTACGCGGCTCCGGCGCTGCTGCTGCTGGGTGCGGATGAGACCATGTTCCAGGACGCCCAGGGCGAGAAGGTTCCGCTCTGGTCCTGGTACATGGGGCGTCTCAAGTCGCTGCCGAAGGATGAGGACGGGGACAAGCCCGACCTCCAGGTGATCCCGCAGCAATCCATGGAGCCGTTCCTGGCGATGAAGCGCGCCCTGGCGGCTGAGTTCGCTTCGGCGACGTCGCTGCCGATCTCCGCGCTCGGGATCGTGCAGGACAACCCGTCCTCGGCTGAGGCAATCTATGCCGCCAAGGAGGACCTGGTCATCGAGGCGCAGAACACCACGCGGTCGATCGGCTACGGCCTGAACCGGATCGTGCAGGACGCCATCTGCCTCCGTGACGGGATCCCCGTGACGGAGATGGACGACGAGGTGCGCAACCTCGCGACCCGCTGGCGCAACCCGGCCATGCCGTCCGTCGTCAGCCAGAGCGACGCTGTGGTCAAGCAGATCAGCGCGATCCCGGAGCTTGCTCAAACCGACGTGGCCCTGGAGGAACTGGGGTACAGCGCCGAGCAGATTGTGCGTATCAGGTCGCAGATCAAGCGGGCACAGGCTGGTGGGGTGCTGGATCGTCTGCTGGCGTCCACGCCCGCCCCGGCCCCCACTGAGGGGGCACCGCAGGAGCCCGCTGAGGCCCCGGTCGAGGTGACTAGCGGTGGCGACGCGGGCTGACCTGGAGCGCCTGGACAAGGCGCTGGACCGGGCGGCCGACATGGCGGTGCAGGACTTCGACGCCTTCGCGGCCCGCCTGGACCTGGCTGCCCTTGACCCTGCCGTGGCGCGTGACGCGCTCGGTGAGGTCATGGACCGGCTGATGACCCGGTATGGGGACATCTCGGCTGCGTCTGCCGCTGACTGGTATGACGCGCTGCGTGACGCGTCCGCCGCCGGCGACGGATTCACTGCCGTCCTGGCCGATGGCCTGTCTCCCGAGCAGGTGGAGCGGACCACGAGGTGGGCCGCCAAGGGCTTGTTTGACGGGGACCCTGAGGACACGCTCGACAAGCTGCGGAACCACCTGACGCGCTCGATTGTGGCGCAGGGGAAGCGGACTGTGGAGATGAGTGCGGCCGCTGACCCTGCCCGCCCGAGGTGGGCGCGCGTGCCGGGCCCTGGCGGCTGCTGCGCCTGGTGCTCGATGCTCGCCAGCCGCGGTTTCGTCTACGCGACGAAGGCGACGGCTGGCGGTGAGGGGCACTCCTACCACCATGACTGCCACTGCGTGCCGACGCCGCTGTGGAAGGGGCAGAAGCCCGTGATCGACGGCTATGACCCGAAGGGCTTGCGTGCCGCCTACGACAAGGCCAGGGCTGCTGTGAAGGCGTCCGGAGCCGCCGTCGATGACAAGGCGATCGCCGCCGAGATGCGCCGCCTCTCACCTGAGTCTTTCACTGACGGGGTTACCCCCGCCGAGTGACCCAACCATACCTATGAGCCCCTGCCGCGACGGTGGGGGCTTTGTCGTGCCGCGATGGCACCTATCACCGAGGGAGAACCCAATGCGCAAGACCGTCCAGACCGCTGAGGCCGCCAGTGCCGATGAGTCCGCGGAGCCGACCGAGGCCACCGAGACCACCGAGCAGACCAGTGGGGAGCCCGCGACGGGCGACGCCACCGACACGCTCGGAGACGCCGGCAAGAAGGCCCTAGCTGCCGAGCGCGCAGCCCGCCGAGAGGCCGAGAAGCGCGCCAACGACCTCGCCGCCCAGATCAAGGCCGCCGAGGACGCAGGCAAGACCGAAGCCCAGAAGCAGGCCGAGACCCTCGCCAGCCTCCAGGCCGACCTTGCCGCCATGCGGGCCGAGAAGGAGCGCGCCGAGGTCGCCGCGGCAACCGGTGTCCCCGTTGACATCCTCGCAGGACCCGGCGACGACCCGGCCACATGGGCTGAGCAGGTCAAGGCGTGGGCCGCCGAGCAGGCCAAGCCCGCCGAGGCCCCCGCCCAGCCGGTCGTCCGCCACCACGGTAACCCGCCCGGCGCGGGAGCCGCCTCCCTCGATGAGCGTATCGCCGCAGCCGAAGCGGCCGGAGACCGGACTCTCACGGCCTCCCTGAAGGCCCTGAAGCTCGGCACTCACTGATGAGCCATCACGAACGAAAGGAGCCATGATGCCCGGAATCACCGGCATGGCAACCACCTACTCATGCCCCAACTACGTCGGCGAGTTGTTCTCTGCCAGTCCCGAGGACACGCCACTGCTGTCCTCGATCGGCGGCCTGACCGGCGGCAAGTCAATCGGCGGGACCGAGTGGTCCTGGTCCGGTTTCGACCTGCGTGACGCCGAGGACGGACGCCAGCGCACTGAGGGTGCGAAGGCCCCCGCTTTTGAGGCCCGCAAGCGCTTCGCCGCCTCCAACGTCACCGAGATCCACCAGGAGGCCGTGTCCGTCTCCTACACCCGGCAGGGAGCGACCAAGCAGGTGACCCCTGCGACAGGGGCAACGACTGTCACCATCGGCGGCACCGTTCTGCCTGCCGACGAACTGGCCTTCCAGATCAGCGCCCAGCTGAAGCAGATCGGCCGCGACGTCGAGAAGACCTTCATCACCGGCAAGTACGCCAAGCCGACGGACAACCAGACGCCCCGCAAGACCCGCGGCCTTATCGAGGCGATCACCACGAACGTGGCGACCACCACCCACAAGGCTAGCGAACTCACTGAGGCCGACGTCGTTGACCTCATCGAGAAGGTCTGGAACAGCGGTGGCCTCCAGGAGGGTGAGACCCGCACCCTCATCGTGAACTCCACGCTGAAGCGCGCCCTGACTCGCATCTTCATCAAGGAGGCGAAGTACCAGGAGGCGTCCCGCAACGTCGGCGGAGTCAACCTGAAGACCATCGAGACGGATTTCGGGGCCCTGAACATCATGCTCAACCGGTACGTGCCGGCTACGAAGCTGATCGTGGTGTCCCTGGAGCAGTTGTCTCCTGTCTTCATGGAGATTCCCGACAAGGGGCATTTCTTCGCGGAGCCGCTGGCGAAGACCGGCGCGTCGGATGACGTGCAGCTCTACGGGGAGATCGGCCTGGAGTACGGCAACGAGAAGGCGCACGGCTGCCTGACGGTGGCTGCTGGCTGACGTGGCATGGGGGCGCCCTGCGGTCTGTGGGGCGCCCCTGCCTGGCCCTGAGAGAGAGGGAATCATGAGGATCACTTGCTACAAGCACCCGTCGCTGTTGGTGACTACCCCGCACGTCGATTTCGTGGATGGGGTCGCCGAGGTGGATGAGGCCACAATGCAGGCGCTTGCTCCGCTGCTGGAGGAGTGGGGTATCGACGCCGCCGATATTGGTGGCGAGCACGCCGAGACCAGCCCCGAGGCCCCTGAGGCTCCCAAGGAGCCCACGGCCCCTGAGGACGCCGCTCCGCCTGAGGAGGAGTCCCCGAAGCGGGGCAAGAATGGCTGACGTCTTCGCGACGGTGGAGGACCTGGAGGCGCGTTGGCGTGGCCTGTCTGAGCAGGAGCAGAAGCGGGCCGCGGTCCTCCTGGAGGACGCTACGGACCTCATCAAGGCGTCCGCCCCAAGGTGGCAGCACGCCACTGCGGGGACGCTGAAGCGCATCACCTGCGCGGTCGTGAAGCGCGCACTCCAGGCCGAGCAAGGGACTGCCGATGGGCTGCCGGAGCCACGCGGGCTCGTGTCTGGTGAGCTCCACACGACGGGGCCGTTCACCGATCAATGGACCTACGCGAACCCTGAGGGTGACCTGTTCCTGCGGGCGGCTGAGTTGAAGCAACTGGGCGGCCGCCGGTCGGCGGCGTTCGAGGTGGACTTGCTGGCTCCGGCGGTGGCCCCGTGATCGCCGCCGGCCTGGTCCAGGTGATGAGGCTCAGGGCGGGTGACGGTGGGCGCGACCAGTACGGTGAAGCTGTCCCCGGACCGGTCGTGGAGACGCCCCTGCCGCCCGCCCTGCTCAACCCAGGCGGCACGAGCGAGCCGGTCACTGCCGGCTCTCTGCCGGTCGTCAGCCAGCCGACCCTGTACTGGCGCGGCAAGCACCCGGACATTCGCTCATCGGATCTCCTGCGCATCGTAGGCGTGACGTACAGGGTCGAGGGCGCCCCGGCGCGCTGGCCCAAAGGCTCCGTGGTCACGCTCCACGCCGCAACCGACCCGAAGACGACGGGAGGTGCCTGATGGGCGTCGTGCGATTCAAGCTCGACCGCAAGGGCATCCAGATGCTCGTGTCCTCCGATGAGGCGCAGGGCGTCGTCACCGAGGTCGCCGAGGAACTGCGTGCCCGTGCCGGGGATGGCTTCAAGGTGCACTCCTCCAACAAGGGGAAGCGCGCCCGCGCCTACGTCCACGCCGGTACGCGGGAGGCGGGCCTGGAGCAGGTCAAGCACCACACCTTGGAGAGGGTGCTGGGCAGCATCGGGGGTGACTGATGGCTGGCACGTCGAGGGACACGAAGGCCCTGGTGATGGCAGCCCTGAAGGCGGCCCTGCCGGGCGTGCAGGTCGTGTCCAGCGTCCCCTACGCGAACGGGGATCCGCCGGATCCTCTGGTGCTGGTGCTCGCTACGGGCGGGCAGGGCCAGCACCAGCGGGTCCTGAGTACCGGGCAGGTCACCATCGATTCCTTCGCGCCAACTACGGGCCAGGCAATGAGCCTGGCCCTTCGTGTTGACGCCGCCGTGAACGCCCTCGTGGCCGGTCACGACTGGCCGGTCACGAAGGTCACGGGGAACGCCCCATCTGAGTCGCCCGACCCGACTATCACGGCCGCCCGCGCGACGGCCACCTACCAGATCACCACACGGAATCCGTAAGGAGAACCAATGACTACCAATGCCGACAACGTACTCGGCTTCGGGTCTGACGACGACAGTCTCTACCTGGGCCCCTACGACCCCGCCCTCGCCACCAAGATCCAGGGCCTCACCACCGCCATCCCTACCGCGCTGAAGGACTGCGGGTGGATCAGCGATGACGGAATCAAGCTGACCATGGACGACTCGGTGACCAAGATCAAGGGGCACCAGGGCCACGGAACGGTCCGCACCTTCATGGACTCCTCGGAGACGGGGCTCGAGGCTGCCCTGCTCGAGTCGCAGCTGGACATCGTGACCCGCTTCCTGAACGCCAAGGCGGAGAAGATCCAGGAGCAGATCGGGGCCGGCCCGCAGAAGACCGACGTGGCGAAGCTGACGGCGAAGGCGCAGCGCACGGTGACCGTCCTGTCCGGCGTCCTCGATGTCTTCGACACGGCCTCCACCGGGGACGCTCGCACCCGTATGCGGATCGTCTTCCCCCGCCTCGAACTGGGTGAGCGCGGCGAGGTCCCCTTCAAGGTCGGCGAGTTGACCGCCTGGAGTTACAAGCTCTCTGTGCTGGGCGACTACGTGATCTACAGCAACGCGAAGTCGCTGATCCCGGCCTGACGGCCGCTCTAGCCCCCTGCCCCGGCGCGGATGGTCGGTCCCTGCGCCGGGGTGGGGTCACCACTATCTGGGACCGCCAACCATCGAAAGGGACCGACAGATGACTAGCAAGAAGACCAGCGAGACCGGGAAGCGCGCCGCCGAGATCGGGGCCGCGACCCCGAGCGACTTCCAGGAGGCTGAGGCCAAGGGTGGCGGCATCGTGGAGGTGACCGTCGATGGCCTGACCGTCGCCGTGGACCCGACCGTCTTCCAGTCCGACTGGGAGGTGATCGAGGCGCTGGCCGCCATGGAGGACGGTAGCGCCTCACCCGCCGCGATGATGCGCGTGACCCGCGCCGTCCTGGGCGACGCCTACGACGAGGTGAAGGAGCACGTCCGCCGGGACGGGAAGGTCGACGCTGACGCCATGGGCGGCTTCCTCCAGCAGGTTTTCGAGGCACTGAACGCGGGAAACTGATCGCCCTCCCTGGGCTCCTGCGGGAGCACGGGGAGGAGATCGAGGCCGACCTGCTGCGCGTGTACGGCGTCGACTTGCTGGACTTGTGGCGTGGCCGGCTGACGCCTCGCAGGCTGCTGGCCCTCATCCGGGGCCTCCCGCCCGGCTCAGCCCTGGGGCGCGCGATGGGCGGGGACGTCGCCCTCTCCGATGAGGTCACCGCCGTCAGGATGGCCGCCTGGCAGATCTGCTGCTACATCGCCTCCGCCGTCGGAGCCAAGCAGAGTGACCTGCCGAAGCCGCCGCAGCCGCCCGAGCCGGGCTGGCAGGAGAAGGCCAAGGAAGCGCAGGAGAGGCAGGACGCTAAGGCGCGCCGCTGGCTCGCTAGGCACCCAGAACTGGCCGCCCAGGCCAGCACATAACCACACGAGGGGAGGCCCCACAGCGGCGTGCTGTGGGGCCTCTCAGCATATAGAGGAGGAGCCGGGATGGCTGGCAGCAAGCCCACGGGACACACCATCGGCACAGCCTGGATCCAGGTGGCCCTCTCCACCAAGGCGATCTCCCAGCAACTCAAGGAGGCCCTGGGGGACGTTGACACTCGGCCGGCTGAGCGCTCCATCGTCTCCGGCCTGGGTGGCGCGTTCCGCAAGGTCGGGAAGATCGCCGCCGGGGCGCTCGCCGTCGCCGGAACCGTCGGGCTCGCCGCGGGTTTCTCGGACATTGCCACCCAGGCAATCACCGCGAGCGACGCGACCAACAAGTTCAAGAACACCCTGGGCTTCGCCGGTAAGTCCGCAGCCGATATTGATCGGCTCACCAAGTCCACGAAGACCTACGCCGACAAGACCGTCTATGGCCTGTCGGATATTCAGTCGATCACCGCCCAACTCGCGTCGAATAACGTCGCCGGCTACGACAAACTCGCCGAGGCCGCGGGTAACCTGAACGCCGTCGCCGGTGGTAACGCCGAAACATTCAAGTCGGTCGGCATGGTGCTCACCCAGACCGCCGGTCAGGGGAAACTCACAACCGAAAATTTCAACCAGCTCGCTGACGCTGTTCCTGGCGCGTCCGGGAAACTCCAGCAGGCCCTCCTTGAGGCCGGTGCCTACACGGGGAATTTCCGTGAGGCGATGGAGAAGGGCGAGATCACCGCCGAGGAATTCAATGCGGCGGTGATGGACCTTGGTATGACGGATGTCGCCAAGGAGGCGGCGACGTCAACCAAGACGATTGAGGGCGCCTGGGGGAATCTTGAGGCCACCCTCGTGTCTGGGGCGATGGGCATTGTCGACCAGATCAAGCCCGCCCTGACGGACTTCATGGGGAACGTCGCGTCGGGGGCGGAGAATGCCTTCGGGTGGATTCAGAACAACCTCATCCCTGGCATTCAGGGCGTGTGGGACATCCTCTCCAAGGGCCAGTTCGATGGCTCCAGCAAGGTCTTCGGCCTCGAAGAGGACTCCGGGATCGTTGACTTCCTCTTCAAGATCGGGGAGTCCGCCCGGGCCGCCGGGGACTGGATCACCGGGACCCTCGTACCGTCCGTGGAGAGCCTCGGAACCCTCCTGTTCACGGGCAAGTACGACGGCAACCTCTTCGGCCTCTCCGAGGACAGCGGCCTGGTCAGCTTCCTCTCCAGTGTCCGTGACGCGGCTATCGAGGCCGGCACGTGGATCAATGACACGCTCATCCCGTCTGTGCAGGGGCTCGCGGAGATCATCTTCACCGGGGAGACTGACAAGCCCTTGTTCGGGCTCGACCCGAACTCGCCGCTGACTGGGTTCCTGGAGGGGCTGCGTGACGCCATTGTCAAGGTCGGTGACGCACTCCTGACCGCGACGTCCTGGGGTATCGAGCACAAGGGGATGCTCTCCACCCTGGCTGTCACCGTCGGCACCGCCGCCACCGCGTTCTATGGCCTCCACAAGGCTACACAGACGATGGGGGCGATCAAGGAGGCCGGCAGCATCCTGAAATGGGTGACCAACCTCAAGGCCATGGAGGGGGCCGTGAATGCCGCGAAGGGCGCTCAGGCGGCCTTCAACGTGGTCATGAACGCAAACCCGATCTTCCTCATCGTCACCGCTATCGCCGCGCTCGTGGCCGGCCTGGCGTGGTTCTTCACCCAGACGGAGACGGGCAAGAAAGCGTGGGCGGCGATCACCGCCGAGTTCAAGAAGTTCCTGGACTGGATCGCCCCATACTGGGACGCGACCCTGAACGCGCTCAGCTCGGCCTGGAACACGGTGTGGGCTGCCGTCAGCGGATTCTTCACAGCCTACGTGGTGCCCGTTATTACGGTCGCCGTGGGCGTCCTGGGGGGCATCTGGAACGGGCTCGTGAGCGTCGTGTCCGGCGTCTGGTCGGGTATTCAGACTGCGGTGCAGACGGTCGCGGACTGGTTCACCGCATATGTTGTCCCGGTATTCGAGGCCGTGTGGACTGGGATCAAGGTGGGGCTCTGGCTCCTGTCTATCCCGTTCGTCGTCGTCTGGACCCTGATACAGGTCGCGGTGAGGGCGGTCGTTGACTGGTTCATGACCTACGTCGCCCCGACGCTTTCCACGGTCTGGAATTGGGTCGTCACCGGCGCACAGTACTTGTGGACGGGGATTCAGGCCGTGTGGACCGGGATCATGGCCGCCGTCGGCGTCGTCGTCGACTGGTTCAACGCCTACGTTGCTCCCGTGCTGTCGGCTGTCTGGGACGGCATCAAGGTCGGGGCACAGTTCCTGTGGAATGGGATCGTCACGATTTGGAACGGCATCAAAGCGACGGTGCAGGTCGTTGCCGATTGGTTCACTGCCTACGTCATGCCGGTCATTTCCGCAGTGTGGACCGGGATTCAGGTGGGCGCCCAATTCCTGTGGAATGGGATCGTCACGATCTGGAATGGCATCAAGGCGACCGTGCTCACGGTCGTCTCATGGTTCCAGACCTACGTGCAGCCCGTCATCTCCACAGTCTGGAACGGAATCAAGTCCGGCGCAGACACGCTGTGGAACGGCTTGAAGACCGTCTGGGACGGCATCAAGTCCACCATCAACACGGTGGCGACATGGTTCCAGAACACGCTCAAACCGATCTTCGATACGGTCACCACGAATATCAAGCAGGCCTTCGAGAATATGAAGTCCGGTATTCAGACCGTATGGGATGGGGTTAAGTCGGTCGCAGCAAAACCGGTGAACTTCATCATCAACACCGTCTATCGTGACGGGATCAAGAAGACCGCGGACTCGATTGCGGAGAAGCTGGGCCTGTCGATGAGGCTCCCGTCCGTCTCCGGGATCCCTGGATACGCGTCCGGTGGTGTCCTGCCCGGATACTCGCCGGGGCGGGACATCTACCACTTCTACTCGCCCGACGGCGGCGGCGCGATCGCCCTGTCCGGTGGCGAGGCGATCATGCGACCCGAGTGGGTGAAGGCGGTCGGCGGCCCCGCGGCCGTCCACCGCATGAACGCCGCAGCACGGGGCTCCAGCGGGGCGCACATCCCCGGTGGGGACACGGGAGCGAAGTTCGCGGCCTTCGCCGACGGCGGTATCTGGGACAAGATCAAGGGAGCCGCGAAGTCAGGGTGGAACACAGCCACCGACTGGATTTCCAGCGCGGCGGATGCGGTCTCCTCGATCATCTCCGACCCGCTGGGCGCGGTGGAGAACCTGATCCGTCTCCCGATGAAGGCGGTCATGGCTGGCCTGCCCGGCTCGGGGTTCTTCCACGACATGGCGGCGAATCTGCCTGGCCGCTGGGTTGACGGGTTCGGGGAGTGGCTGAAGGGGAAGACCGCCACCATGGCCGCCAGCGACATCGTGAATGCGGCTCGGATGGCGATCGGAGCGACCTACGTGTGGGGCGGGTCGAGCATCCCGCCCGGCGTTGACTGCTCGGGTCTCGTGTACTGGGCGGCCCACCAGATGGGGAGCAAGATTCCGCGTCTGACGGCGGCCGGCTACCAGGCGGGCTCCACTCCCGGAGGCTCCTACAACACCCCGGGGACCCTCCTGTTCTGGGGGTACCCCGCCCACCACATCGCCATCGCCAGTGGTGGTGGCCGGATGGTTGAGGCCCCGACGTTCGGTATCCCGGTCCGCGAGACCCCGATCTACGGCAGCCCGTCGACCGGGCTCTACAAGTTCGACTCCGGCGGCCTCCTGCAGCCGGGGCTGACGACGGTCCTCAACGCTACAGGCAAGCCGGAGCCGGTTTTCACGGGCGGCCAGTGGTCGAAGATCGGTGGCCTCCTCGGCAAGGGCGGCAACACGCCCTCGGTGCTCGAGGTGCGCGACGTCGACGGCGAACTCATTGGCCGGATGCGCGTCGAGGCTGAGCGTGTCGCCGTCGAGGCGTCACGCAACGACTGAGAGGAGCCAGGATGGCACTCAAGGGGTGGATCGGCACGACGTCCGGGCTCCCGTCCCTCCTCGTGGACGGGCCGGCCACGGTGACCGCTGGTGACCGTGTGCTGGCCCGCCTGGGGGAGGGGCAGCACCTCGTGGCTGACGGGCTGGCCGCGCCCGGCGTCGAGACCACCTACCGGGCGGGCGAGGATGAGGTGACCCTCACCCGCCCCGCCGGGGACTGGTACGGCGTCTACGTGGCCGGCCGGGACGGACGCAGCGCACCCGGCCTCATCTACGTCAGCAACGAGGATCCGCTCGAGTGGTCCTCGAAGGTCTCCCGTGTCGGCGGGGTGACCCGGTGGGCGCTGCGGGATGAGCCTGAGACGGGGAGCGGCGTCATCGTCTGCCACCCCGACGCCGAGGCATACGTCTGGTGGGTGCTCCAAGGCCATCACCCGATCATGCTGATCCCGGCCGCCCCGACGGCCGGGGTGCCGCCGAGGATGGTGGTCGTCACCGGCGTCTCCCGGAAGCGTCTCATCGATGACCTGATCGAGCTGACGGTGAAGTGGGCGGCGCACGAGCCCCGCACCGGGGACTCCCCGATGGGGGCTGTCCCGGTGACCACGTGGGGTGAGTGGCAGGACTACGGAGAGGCACACCCGGACACTCCGGGGTGGCAGGCGTGGTCTGCGCTCGAGGTCGCCCGCCGCGTGCAGGGGATGCCATGAGGCCCGGGCCTAGCACTGAGGCCCTGGCCGGGCCCGTCGCCGTCGGAGCCAGGATCGACGTCCACCTGGGGCGCACCGTGATCGCCCTGGACGTCCCGTGTGAGGACGTCCAGATCGACTGGTCCAGCGACCGCGTGGTCCCCGGCAAACTGACCTACGAGTGCCCCGCGTCCTGGGTGCCGACCAGCCCGGCGAGCCCGCTCAACAACTTCGGCCAGCGCAGCCACGTCGTCGCCATCCTCGAGACCCCGGCCGGCCGGGATGAGGTTGACCTGGGGTGGTGGCAGCACCAGTCCTGGGAGGAGGAGTCCTCCGGGAAGGTGAAGGTCGAGGCGCTGGACCTGCTGCAGGTGCTGGAGCAGGATCCGATGGCGTGGCCGTCGTCGCCGCCTCGTGGGGCGACTGTCCTGTCTGAGGTGCAGCGGCTCGCCGGGACGCTCCCGGTGGTCCTGGATCTGGGGACCCCGAACTCGCCGGTCAGCCCGTCCACTCAGTGGGGGCATTCTCGGACTGAGGCGATCCGGGACCTGTGCGTGGCCCGGGGCCTGAACTGGGCGGTCAAGGCCGATGGGTGCCTGCACCTGTGGGCACAGACCGACGCCTCGGAGCCGGTGGCTCGCTACACGGGCCGGGACATGCTCATCGAGGCGCCCCGCAAGTCGGTGGAGCGTCGCCCGAACCGGTGGGTCGTCGTCGGCTCGCCGCAGCAGTCGGACGACAAGAAGCCGGCCGTGAAGTGGACCGGGACCGCCGTCGCCTCCTCCTGGCCCTACGAGCCCAGCGTGTACGGGCAGGTGACTGAGCGCAAGGAGTTCAACGCCGCCGCCTCTGCCTCGGCCGTCCAGAAGGCGGCCAGCACGAACATGGCGACCGCCCTCGCGGCGGCGTCGAGGCGCTCCGTGGAGATCGCCCCGGATCCGCGCCTGGAGGCGGGCGACGTGATCGCCGTCCACACGGACGCCGGCGAGGTCATCGTCGGCAAGGTCACGGCCTACTCCCTGCCGGTGGACAAGCCCGGCGGGCAGATGCGCGTAGACATGGAGGAACTGGCATGGTGAAGCCGAATCTGTGGATCGATCGCAAGCCGTCCCCGGCTACGGCCGTTGCCAGCCAGCTGGCGTCCTACGGCAGCGGCTCGCAGGCGGGCACGTGGGCCACGGGCCGCGTCGTCGACGTCGAGGACGGCGGCATGGTCCGCGTCGAACTGCCGGCGGATGATCCGGTGAGTGAGGTAGTGGCCCCGGCCGACGGTGGCGTGACCGCCATCGGCGCGGAGTGCGTGTGCCTCCAGGACGGGACGGGCCGCGTCTACCAGGTGGTGAGCCCTGCCGCGCTCCCCGAGGGCGGCCAGGCGCGAGCCACGGGCGCGACGGGCCGGATCGCGCTGGAGGCGGCCGGCACCAAGGCCGAGCTCGACGCCGCCAAGGCCGAGATCGACGCCGCCCAGAAGCGCCTGTCCGAGGAGGTCAAGGCCGCGAAGGACGCCGCGTCGACGTCGGGCAAGCAGGCGGCGGCCGCCCTGAAACGCGCGAACGGCCGCGTCACCGTGTCTCAGACTGCCCCGGCCAAGCCCGCCGACGGCGACCTGTGGGTCGCGACCAATGCGGACAAGCAGGCCACTGGCATCAAGGTGTGGTCGGCCGCCGCGACAGCGTGGCAGGACTACCTGCTGGTCGCCGGCCGCGTCCTCGTCCCCGGCACCGTCGGGGCGGTCCAGCTCGCTGACGGCGCTGTCACCGCCCCCAAGATCACCGCCAGCGACGAACTGTGGGCCAAGGTCGGCACCTTCGCCAAGGTGACAACGCAGATGCTCCAAGCCGGGAACGCGAAGATCACCGGGGAACTGCTGGCTGACACCATCCGCCTGTCCACGCGGATCGTCGCCGGTGACCCGTCGGGGGATGCGGCGATCATGGATCACACGGGCCTGCACGTGGTGAAGGCCGTCGGCGGGCAGCCCAGCGAGGTCGTCACCCTGGGTACGGCCGGGCAGGACTTCCTCTCCATCACCGGCACCGACGGGCTCGCGAAGGCAACGATCACCGGCGACGGTGAGGTGACCACGCAGTCTCTCTCCGTCGCTGACCGGATCACGTGGCGTGGCACCGACCTGGCCGACACGCTGGCCGCCCTGCCCAGGGGAGTGGTGGCTCACGGGACGGCCTGGCCGTGGGGCAACGATACTCGCCACATCGTCAGCCACGTCGATTCGCTCTTCGAGCTTGTGGTCGACGTCGAGGCCGGTAGGCAGTATCTGGCGGAGATGGTGACCCCCTGGTTCTCGAGCAAGGCCAACGCCATGTTGGAGGTCTGGCTTCGCTACGCCCCGGTGAACGGCGGGAGTCAGGTTGAGCACCGGTTCCGCATGGTATCGGAGAACCTCCGTCAGATTCAGACGGGGCGGGCGGTGTTCCAGTTGTGGACGCCGCCGGCCTCGGGAACCTATCGGTTGCTGTTCCTGGCCGCCAGTGCGTATGGCGACTCAGCCGTGACGCTGACGGTGGAGGACAAGAGTCTCCCCCAGCCGTATGCGCTCCTGCGCGACCTGGGGACAGCCGTGGAGCCGACCTTGCAGATCAACAAGTCGGTGTCCCTGGGGAAGACTGTTCCGCAGGCGCAGCCCACCCCGAAGAGGAATTACCACAAGAACTACAAGTCGAATTGGTGGCGGGCATACTCGAATGGCTCCCCGGATTCAGCGTGGCCCGATTCTTTGCCGCAGGGCTCGTATGGTGGACGCACCTACAATTCGATTGTTGGATTCCCGGATATGACCGCCGATCTTCGTGGAGCAACGATTACGGGAATGGCCCTCTACGTGTACGCGAAGCACTGGTATGGGCAGACAGGCGTCGCCAGTATCGGTGCGCACGGGTGGGGTTCCGCACCGGGGCAGTTCGCGTCGAATGGACGCTGGCTTGAGACGGCCGGATGGGGTCGCGGTGAGGGCAGGTGGGTGCCTATCCCGAAGGCCCTGTGGCCGAATTTCCAGCGCGGCACCTATCGGGGAATCACATTCGAGACGCAAGGGTCCGCGTCATACGGCTACTGGTCCCATGATTGCGTGATCGCAGTCGACTACACCAAGTGAAAGGGCGAATGAATGTCGACTACTCATTGGAAGGGTGTCCCGGTCCCGGAGGCTGGGGATGACCTCCTGTCCGCCTGGCCCGCAGCCCTGGACGCCGCTGGGATCGTCTTCCCCGCCCAGTCTGTCGCCGCAGGCCGGGAAATCCTCAGCAGGGCTGAGGCTGCCGGGCACGCCCCGACGGCAGCGCACCCCGCCTATCTCGACGTCGGCGGGATCCTCTACCGGTCCGACGGCACCAAGAACGGGGCCGTCTGGGTCCTGCGACCAATCAACGAGGTCCAGGCCGTCGAGTCCAGGGTGCAACTCACTAACACGCTCGCGCTCAAGGATCGCGAGTATTCGGGCGCAACCCAGGTCGATATCGGGGTCCGTCCCTATGACCGGCTCGTCCAGGTGTCATTCACGGTATGGGGCCGGGTCGCCTCGGGCGATATTGACGCAACCGTGCTACTCATGGACCGCCAATTCCGGGCCCGCTTCCCCAACGACTCAACGGGCGCAACCGTCACCGTTACCGGAATGAGTGTCGTCCCCGCCGGAAGAGACCCGAAGATTCGTGCCGGATTCACCGGCGCATACGGCAAGGGGGGAACATTCTCCGTCACCGGAGACTCCTCCTATTCTTCAATCACCGCAATAGCAACACCAAGGAGCATGGCATAATGGCAGGCGGATTCATGGACACCTCGGAGCGCGGTCTCCGATTCATGACGGACACCGATTTCGACGCCCTAATGGAGCGAGTCTCGAGTGAGTTTAGTCGACGCTCACTTCTGCGCGATTGCAAGGCCGATGTGGATAAGCTCATCGACGCCTACGAGCGTTCCGTCTCCGCTGAGGCGAAGGACATCAAGGGCCTCCAGCGGGACGCGATGATCGGCCCCGGTGAACTCCTCATGGTTGACGGGAAGACCTACAAGAACATCTCCCGTGCTTGGCTGTCGCCTTTCAAGGCGGGCCCGATCAACTTCGCCGCAGGCTGGGAGGTCCAGCAGGGGGGTGTGGCATGAGCGTAGGCAGCGTTACCGCGCAGATCGCGCGGGAAATCTGCGACAACCAGCCGGTGGGTTACAGCCAGGGGGAGAGCCGACGCAGTTGGTACGCCGCCGCTGACGCCTACGGGCGGACCCCTAGTCCGCAGAACGCGGACTGTTCGAGCCTGGTCGCCGGGTCGATCTCCTACGGCCTCCACCACACGTACGGAGTTCCGTGGGGCCATCAGGCGCTCCTCGAGCCGAACGATTTCTGGACCGGGAACCTCCGGGCCGGTATGGAGGCTCGGGGCTTCGAGGAGGTCCCCTGGGCCGACGAGAACCTGACGCCGGACGGCGGCTTCCAGGTCGGCGACATCGTTCTGTCGGCCGGTAACGAGGGCGGCGTCAGCCACGTGATCGTGATCGACGAGAACGGCTACGACCCGCTGGAGTCTGAGGCGTGGATCGCCGAGACCGGCGGCATCTACGGCGAGCGCGGCGACCAGACCGGTCAGGAGACCCGCACCGAGCGCTACAGCGAGCACCCGTACACGCGACGAGGTGCCTGGACCTCCTGCCACCGCTTCAACGAGGCGAAGTTCTTCCAGCAGTGGCCCGAGTTCGCGAAGGGCGGGGCGACCGCCACAGTGCCAGCCCCCGCGGCCCCCTCGGCCGCCCCGGCTCACGCCCATGGCATCGACATCTCCAGCCACCAAGGCGGCCTGAACATCCGGGCTATCTGGGCCGACTTCGTGATCGTCAAGATCACGGAGGGCACGGGCTACGAGAACCCGTACTGGCGCTCCCAGGCGGAGGCGACTCTGGCCGCAGGCAAGCGGCTCGGCTTCTACCACTTCGCCAACGACGAGGACGCCGGCGCTCAGGCCCGTTACTTCCTGGATCGGGCAAAGTCGTACGTCGGTCGCGCGACTTTCTGGCTGGACTGGGAGGCAGACGCCGTCGGTCTCGGCCCTGGCCCCGCGCTGGCGTTCCTGAACCAGGTGGCCGCAGAGACCGGCTCCACGCCGGGCTTCTACACCTACCAGAACGTCCTGAACTCCTACGACTGGTCGGCCGTCGCCGCCCGTTACCCGCTGTGGGTGGCCGGCGGCCCGGACTACTCGGACTATGGTCGCTCCTACAGCGACCCGGCCGTCCCGTCCGTCCCGTACTGGGGGGCCAACGCCCTGATCCACCAGTACACGGAGGACGGCCGGTTGCCCGGTTACTCCGGCACGCTAGACCTGAACCGGCTACGCGATCGGTCCGCGTGGGACGCGATGAAGGGCGGGGGGTCGACGGGCTTCCGCTCGACCCCCGCCGCGGCCACCTCGTCGGTCAGCCCCTACACCGGCAAGAAGAACAAGAGCGACGGGCAGGCGGAGCTGGTCTGCAACGGCAACTTCGGGATGGCGACCATTGGCCGCCTCCAGCAGGTGATGGGCACGACCATCGATGGCACCCTGGACGAGGACGGCTCCCCCGCTATCGAGCGGCTCCAGCGGTTCCTCAACTCCGTCGTGCCGGCTGACACACAGGTCGCCCTGAACGACGCCCCGCGCCTGGACGAGGACGGCGTGCTCGGCCCGGACACGTGGCGCACGCTCCAGTACCTCATCATCGCCTGGCACAAGGAGTACCTGCCCCAGGGGTGGGGCTACGAGGACTGGGTGGACGGCGAGGCAGGCCCGGCAACGATCGGCGCTCTCCAGCGCGCACTCAACAACTCTCGCTCCAACTCTGGTCGCCTCTGGTGACCATCTACCGAAAGGACTAGCCGTGAAGGCACTCTTCTCTGACCCGTTTGTTACCACCGTCGTCCTGGGGGTTCTGTGGCCCCTGGTTCAGGCGGCCCTGGACCGCCCCTACTGGACGCGCGGCCGCCGCGTCGCCCTCGTCGTGGGGGCCGCCGTCGTCCTCACCGTGGGTGCGTGGGCGCTCAGTGCCTACCCGCTCCAGGCTGACGTCCTGGCCGCCCAGGCCGCGAAGTTCCTGGGCTTCGCCTGGGTCGCCTATCAGGCCCTCTCTCACATCCGAATCGGCGGCGTCTCGGTCCTGAACTGGGCCGGCATCGTCACCCCCGGTGGCGAGACCCGGGAGCACTACCAGCCGCGTCACGAGGCCGCCTGATGGGCGTGGGCCGCCGACTGTGGGGGACGCTCCACGAGCCGCGGGCCATCTCAGCGATGATGGCGGCGACCTACGTCCTGCTGGCCGTGGCCGTCGCCCTCATCCTGGGGGCGCCCCGGATCCAGCCGTGGGACGTCACCGTGGGGTGCCTGACTACCCTCTCCGGGTGCGCTATCGGCGCGCCCGCGGCGTGGCGGGGCTGGTGGGGAGTGGAAGGCCCGTCGGCGGCCCTGGTCGCCCTCGGGCTCGTCGTCGTCGCCGTCGAGGACGCCGCCCGCGCCCTCACCAGCGATCACTGGCCCGGCTGGCCGCTGTTCGTCATCCTCGCCCTCCTCCTCATGATCGGCCAGCGGATCGCCCGCGTCTGGGGCCACACGTGGCAGCCGGGCTGCGAGCCGAATACCGCGCTCCGGCAGGCCGAGATCAGCGCGACCGCAGCGAAAGCACTCGAGGCCGACGCCGCCGCCCGCGCCATGGAGAGGGAGGACAACGGATGCAGAAAGCCGAGCTGATCGGCGCGATCATCACCAGCGGCCTCGGATCCATCCTGGTCAGCCAGATCGGGGCCGCGATTCGGGCCATGTGGCACTCCCGGCAGGGCCGCGAGTCGGACCTGCAGGTGGCGCGCCGGGAGGCCGCCCAGTGGGAGTGCGTCGCGCGACGTACGCGCGCTATCGCCCTCGACCGTGGGGCGCCCCTGGGGGACCTGCCGCGCGGCCCTGGGGAGTCCCCGATCGGTGATCTCGCCGACGACTGAGATAGCCATTTCGGATGGCTATGCGCCCCTCTCACCTGACCGGGTGGGAGGGGCGCCTTTCGTCGTCTCTGGTGGCTGTTTTTGGCGTGATTCCGGGGTTGTCTCGGCGTCTCGGAAAGATGGCTAGTTGATGGCTAGTTTCGTGTTGGCTGGTCGGTGGTTTGGTGAGTAGTCTCAGTGGATCGCCCTTGTGGTGCCGCCTGCTTTGGGAGCAGGGGGCCGCGGGTTCAAATCCCGCCAGCCCGACCGGAAATCCCCGGAATCAAGCCAGATCATGAGGTACCTGCTTAGCCCCTCATACGCTATCCTGGGCTACGGATGGCTAGCCAGATGGCTAGTCGCCGAGCAGGAAGGGCTATCCAATGGCATACGGGGAAGGCACCGTCTACCAGCGCAAAGACGGCAAATGGGTCGCATCAGTCGAAGCCGGCTACACGGCCAGCGGCGGCCGACGCCGCATCACCAGAGCACGAGCCACCGAGGCCGAAGCCAAGCGCGCCCTACGCGCCATCCGCCGCGAAGTCCTCGCCGAACAGCAAGCCACCATCGTCAGCCCCCGCACCACCCTCAAGGCATGGATCGACACGTGGGCGCCCGGCTACAAGCGCACCGCACGCCCCCGCACCTACAGCAACGACATCGCCCTCCTCGGCAAGTGGGTCACCCCCACCATCGGGCACCGCCGCCTCGCCGACCTCACCGTCACCGACCTACGCAAGATGGAAGCCGGGATGAGGCAGGCCGGCCGATCAACGACGTCGATCCGCTACGTCCGACTCATCCTCCACCGGGTCCTCAAGGCCGCCATCGTCGAAGGACACCGCATCCCCGACTCCGTGATGCTCGCCCCCAAGCCCAAGGCCGCCGCCTCCACGCGCGAAGCCGTGCCCGCCGCCGAAGCCGCCGCCCTCCTCAAGGCCGCCACCGAGAAAGACACCTGGACACCCCTCCCCAACTCCACCAGCCTCCCCACCCAACGCGCCCGCCGCCTCGCCACCGAGCAGGACGCCAGCCGGTGGGTCGCCGCCCTCCTCCAAGGAATGAGGCAAGGCGAATGCCTCGGCCTCACCTGGGACCGGATCGACCTCGACGCCGGCACCCTCACCGTAGACCGCCAGCTCGTAGAGATGACCGCCGCCGAGGACGTCAACGGCACCGACGGCGTGGTCTACGAGCACCTGGTAGACGGCTACTACCTGGGGCCGACCAAGACCAAGGCCGGCTCCCGCGTCCTGCCCCTGGTGCCGTGGATGGCGGCCGCCCTGAGCGCCTGGCGCGACCAGTGCCCGACCTCCCCCTACGGGCTCGTGTGGCCCCGCCCCGACGGCAGCCCCTGGTCGAAGAAGAGCGACCGCCTGGCGTGGCGCGCCCTCCAGGACGTCGCCGGCGTCCACAAGGAGGATGGCGGCTACTATCTCGTCCACGAGGCCCGCCACTCGACGGCGACGCTCCTCATGGCAGCCGGGGTCCCCGCCACCGTCGTCATCGCCATCATGGGCCACACCGC